AAGCAAGTCATGTCAGCTTCAGGCCAAAATCCACCTTGCTCATATAACAGTTCATATCTAATCAAATCAGATACTCCTGGCCATTTACCAGTGTTGTAGTAGTGTTCAATAAGATGTTGGTTTTTCCATTTACGAGACTTCAGCATAGTGTCATCGAATATAGAATACTTCCAATCAGGATGTTTGTCTCTCCAAGTGTGCATCCAAGTAAGTGGTGCTGATTTGGGACCTATCCATATCTGACTTATCTTCTTCTCTATCACTTCTGTATCCACCAAATAAAGTCGTCTTCTACATTCCATGAATTTTCGCCATAGAATTCTGTGACTGCTTTCTCAACTGTAGTAAAATGAATATCGTGACCAAACACAATACCGCCTTCTTTTACTTTGCTGTCCCAAGCTTTAATATCTCGTAGGCAACCTTCATAACCATGATCAGCATCAATAAAGACAAAATCTAATGTTCCATCATTAACTGTTTTTGCAGCTTCAGTTGTGTAATCTTTAATAATTAATGTGCGGTCTGGGTTTTCAACAGAAAAGCTAAGCATCTTGTCATAATAATCTTCGTGTTTCCAAGGATGTCCGTTTTCGCCTGGTGTCCACTTTTCTGGCCCATTGTTTTCTGGTTGAGCTTCATAAAGATCTACACCAATTAAATGTAAGTTAGGACAATTGTTAATAAGGTATCTATAGTTGACGCCATCGTGAATACCAAGCTCAGCTCCACGTGTCCATCCGTTTGTATTTACAAATCTAGCTAATGTTTGCCATCTGTAGACATTTCCACCGTCATTACCACGGTCTCTAATTCTTCCCATAATATATCTCCATTTAATACGAAAAAAGGTAGACAACTTAATGCCTACCTTTTATTTATATAATTATTTTAAGATAAATTATAGCTTTTAGTTAAGAAGTAATTGAATCTGTTGCACCAGCCTTTATACGCTCACATTGTGCTCTGTGAGCTATGAACCATTCCATCCAGAAATTAGCTTCATCTTCGTTAGGAGTTTCGTTAGTAAATTTAAAAGCCATGCGGTGAGCAAATTGTGATTTTCTAAACTCTTCAGTCCATGCTTTGTTTTGTGCTTGTGTCATTTTATATCTCTGTGTTTGTTTCTATAACCTTTATACAGAATCATTACAGGAATGTAAACGGTTAATTTCATTTAATTTGAAATTATTTACCGCCTTTTTTCTTCTCACCTTTAGGCTTTATGTAAGTGTGGTCTGGATCTATCATGATGTTTTATACATGTTGTGTTTAAATTCTGAGATTTCATTGGCTTTATCATTCATGCCCATATCTCTTAACTGTTTAATACTCATACAGTAACTTCTATATTCCATTAGTTTTAAAAATCTTTTAAACATTTTGTTCCTCTTTCTTACATCTTTTTACAGTCAAAGACTGATCTTTCTAATTGAATTGGTACACCGCCTTTTGCGATACATACCTCTTTCCAGTTTGGTTCGTTGAATTTTTGAATTACTGCATAAAAACCAAAAGCTGTGCATATTACTAATAACGAAGTCATTACCACAAACATATAGAAGCCTAACTTCTGTACTATTTGGGCTGAGATTTCAATGTGTTGATCACCAACCATCAGATAGCAAACATTAATAATAAAGCTACTAAGAATGCAAAGATGCCTAATGCTTCAGCGAATGCTACGCCAACAAACATTGTGCCCGTATCTGCTTTCTTAGGCATTACTTTTAATACACTACCTACAATCATTCCTACTGCGATAGCTGCACCACCCATACCAAATGTTGCTAGTCCTGCGCCAATTAACGCGCCCATTGTTGCTATATCACCAGTCATTATTTACTCTCCAACATTAATCTTTTTGCTTCTTCGTGGTAGCCCATACGAGCTAATTCTGATGCCGCTCTTGCACGACCTGCTGACTCACCAATACCCCAAAGGAACATTCCTGTTATTACTAATGCTCTGCTTAACAATTTGAATATGTTAAAGTTTACTGGTGTGTTACCTGCTAATTCCATTATACTGAACCTCTTAAATTTGGGTTCGAAGGAACACTGTGTGGGTATGTGTCACGAAGGCTGTTTTCGTGCCATTTGTCTTCTGAGATAGAGCGAATATCACCACGACTGATACCAATGTCGTTTAGTTCTCTGTCTGTTAGTTGGTGTAGGGATTTGTAAGTATCTCGTGCTAGCTTACGTTTTGCCATTAAATCTCCAATTTTTTCGAAGAACATTACTACTTTGTATGCGAAAACTGAAGCTGCAGCTGATTTGTTGTTTATTGTGTGTGCCATTACGGTACCTTTCCCTAATAAATGTTTCGTTGTTTTACAATTATATTTATTATGAAATTTGGTAAATAAGCATGCCCTATTAGGCATTGCGGTTATGCATCAGGTGAAAATGTGACAGTTTGTCATTTATAAATTGACTAAAGAGACTGGTTACACGTCTTAACCCAACCGTCTTTCTAAAGCTCTCTTAACTTGAAGCATAAGAGTATCTTCAGTATTATTAACCCCAGACCATTGTGATTTGGGGTTAATATATTTTTTAATTTTCTGTTGATGGTTCATATAACGATTCATTGCTTTCAACAACGCGGAGAGCAACATACGATCTTTAGCTAAGATCCATCTCTTAGAAATAGACTTCATTAGTTTGATGTTTTTGAACAGAAGAACTCTGGTACAGGACCTTTTCCAAAACCAGAACCCAAGTTTAGTTTCCTTGCGATCTTATTGGCTTCTTGCTTGGTAACTCTTAATTCTATTCTTGATTGCCATCCAGTTTCAAGAATATCAAATGTATTATTATGTACCGATACTACAGTGTAACTCACGTTATTCCTCCTACACCAAATAAAGACTTCTTGTCTACTTTTCCTAGTGGACCTTTATCAAACACTGGACCTTGATCATCACCAAATGATACTGACGGTCTTGGTTGTGAATTAGCAACCGGTTGGCCTTGAGTAATTCCAGTTTGAGCGCCATCTTCTAGTTCGTATAATTGCATCTTTGCCCTATCAATACCAACTACAAACCTACGATAGTGACTTAAATCACCCCAACGATTTTTAAGTTGCTTAATCATGATTTGACCAAGACTATCTAACTCTTCAGTAGTAATCAAACCAAGAATACAATCAGCAGTGTGAGTTATCCCCATGCTTTCAGAAGTATTAGTAAGATCAACGTCAGTATTACCGTAACCATCACGATTGAATTGAGACGAAGTAATAACAGCACAATTGTATTCCATCGCAAGACCACGTACCTCCTCAGCTATTGACTTGACAAGAGTATAAGAATTAGCTGCGGCTGCACCTTTAATACGAGATGAGGCACAGATATTCAAGTAATCTACCATAATAATATCAGGCTTAAAATTTCGTTTCATTCTAAGCTCTGTAAGTAAATGTCTAAAGTGACCTACGTGGGCTGAGCCTGTAGGAAATTCTTTGACAACCAACTTACCAGTAGTCTTACCTTTGATACGCTCCATGCGCTTATTATATACATCACGGGGCATTTCAGCAACTTCGTCTATGGTCACGTTTAACATGTTTGCATCAATACGCTCTGAGATACGTTCTTCAGCCATTTCCATAGTTATATACAATACATTATTACCATGAAGTAAAGCTGCTGCTGCTGCATGACATTTAACCAACGATTTACCACCGCCTGTTGTAGCCAAAAGAACTGTCATGGATTTGCGTGGCAAACCACCTTTAGTAATCTTATTAAGAATTTCTAAATCGAACGGAATACGCTCTTCTTTCTTATGATAGAAGTCATAGCGTGCTTCATAATCTTCAAGAAAGTCGTGACCAACACTGGTATCAAAGCTGATAGCTAATGAGTCTTGAAGTAGAGCTGGTAATCCGTCCTTACTTAATTCAGTCTCAGAACCATCTACTACTAAAATGGCTTTACGAATTGAGTTGTATAAGTCACGATCTTGACAGAATTTTTCTGTTTCTTTTACAAGCCAATCAAAATCTGTTTTATCATCTACAGCCAAAGTATCAAGAGTAGTCATTACACTCTTGTAAGTGTCCTCATTCATATCTTTCTTTTTGTCTAGTTGTAACTTTAGAACCTCTACCGATGGAGGATCTCGGTATTCATCAACGTACTCAGAGTAGATGTTGAATACTTTTTGAAGATTGTGGTCTTCAAAGTAATCTGTTTTTATATAAGGATATACCTTTCTGAAGTAGTCTTCATTAAAAACAAGATTAGATAATACTGTTGCTTCAATCATTATATATTCCCAGAATTTAAGTTTATTGTGGCGAGCAACATAATTACCCGCCACAAAATTATACTATACCGTCAACTGAAAAATGTCAACTTATTCGTCGATATCAATATCCATGTCGTCCAAGACATCAATCACATCTTCGTCATCTCGCATAATAGCTCCAGATGCACCGATAGTAAAAGTATCCTTAATAAACTGAGAAAGATTTGTTTTCTCAAGCATCATCAACCAAAATTCTTTATTATCGATAATTTCTTTGGCACGCATCATTTTTTCTGAAAGCACTTCACCAGTTTCTGGATTCATTGCCTCATACCAACCAACTTTCGGTTTAGTAAGATAACCACCTTTTTCAGCAATATCCATAACACCAGACCACTTCATAATACCACCATCCCAAGACACTGAGATAGGAATTTTAGATTTCTCTTTAACATATCTAGATTTCTCAATGTTAATGATGAAATGATAACCTTGAATTTCAGTTCCAACCTTATCTTGTTGGCGACCAATAATCCAAATAGAATCTGCTGAGTAGTAGATACCAGTACCACCAGAAACAACATCTTTAGAATACATTTCTTGTGTTTTGTAAGTATGGTTAACTGCAATCAACGGAATATCTTTAAGATTAAGATGAGGTGTTACGATGCGGAACAAAGACTTGATAGCTTTTGCACGAGACATATCAGCAACTGATTTACCGTCCATTGCATCTTCTACTTCTTTCTTTGAAGCAAGGTTACCAATTGAGTCGATAACAATAATAACTTTCTCTTTCTTCTCGATCTGATCAAGTTGTTGAGAAATATCGAACTTAAGTTCTTCTACATTTGTAATAGGAGTGTGTACTACACGATCCATATCAATACCAAACGATTGGAAATAAGCTTGTGGTGTGCCAAATTCTGCATCATAAAA